AGATTCTCCAGATACGCCTACAGTAGTAAGATAAAAGTTATCCCAATCTATTGAACTGTAGTCGGTTGTAATATTGGAACTAGCAGGTTTTAACTCAAAGAAACGCTGACCTATAACTGTCTCAACAAATACGTTTCCGTACATTGGATCTACTGTGCCACTTTCTGCAACAGATAAGAAAGGCCATTGAGGTTCTTGAGTTATAATATCAAAGTAAGCTCTATTTACTGAGTCTTTAACGTGTTGCTGTACGCCTAACGCACTTGAAAAGGTTGATGCAGTTAAGGCAACTTCATTGAGTTCACGAAGAAGTTCATTAGTTAGTTCAAGGTAAGTTGTTGCCATATCTTATTGCGCCTTTGATTTAGTTTCAGTTTCTTTCTTTCCAAAGATAGCATCCCAGTTATCTTCGTATTTCTTTTTGTTCTCTGGCTTATACCAACTTCCTGTATCGCCTAGTATCTTTCCTTTACTTCTGCCTTGTATCATCACAGGCTTTGTGTTGCTTCCAAGTATTGCCATTATAACCTCTTAAAGATCAGGGGGCTTTTACACCCCCTTCTCTAATTGCTTACTTAGTCGATACCGTAGAACGCAGAAACAAGTGCGTCAGGGCGTAAAACTTTAGCACCGTAAACGTGCAAACCACGACAGATGTCGCCAAAGCTATCTGGGTCACGAAGAACCTCAGTGCTTGTAATGGTCTGAGCCGTTGCAGTAGAACTCATGTGTCCTGCAAGGATCTGACCTGCGGCATTAGAAGTAGCAGGTACGTTGTTAGACTTGTACATATCAAAACCACGTAGCTTACCAGAAGATACCAATCCATTGCGGATTCCACCTTGTCCGGCGTTGAAGTCTACAGACATTAACTTAGAGCTAGATTGTCCAAGTTGCTCGTAGAAGCTAGGTGGTGCCAAGAACCAACGTCCTTCCTCTGGGATGTTTTGCTCGTCAAGAAGACGCGCCATGTGTGCCATGACATCCAAAGGATCATGCTCGTTAGAACCGAAACCAATGTCCAAGTTACCAGTGCCGTCAAGAGTTCCTGCGGCTAGGTCAGTAGCACTATCGCTACCAAGGATGTGGTTAGGGCTTGAAGCTGAAACACCTGCAAACATCTTAGCAATTACACCTGCGTCAAATGCGTCACGCAAAGCGTAAGCGGCAGATGAAGATGCAACTTCTTTAAAGTTTACGTGAGACATAGCTGTTTCAATATCATCAACTTTAAACTTGAATGCGTTAGCAATATCAACAATCAAAGTAGTTTCAATGTCAGTCAGCTTAGTCTGAGCTACGTCAGCGCCACGCTCATAAGCGGCTACAGTGATTACTGGCTCTTTGATGATCTTTACAGAGTCACCGAAACCTGTGATTTCACCACTGTAATCAGTGTTGGTAATTGCTTCAGCTACCGATGCCTTACGGAAGAAGTTAAGAACCTTCTTAGAAAAGACTGAGGGTAGGAAGAAGCTGTTAGTTTGACCAGTAACTGAGTTACCAAAGTTACCGTTTGTGTCTGTGCTTTGCTCAAATAGAGCGTCTGATGTGTTAAAAGCCATGTTATGTTACTCCAAAAAAAGACAATAATGTTTAATCTACTATCCTGCCTTCCATAATAGCTAGGTCAATATCGGCTTCATACTTGTCGAATTGAGCCATAGACAGTTTAGTGATTTCCCGTTGTGACCAAATCTTAGGCTCTTTGGAATCTATTTGAGTAGTTCTCGTAGATACCATGTCTGCCGCTGAAGATTTGGGGGCTTGTGATTTTCTTGTCTTCTGCTTACTTCCAATCTTAATACCATTTTCCATCTTATAAAGATCAATAGCTTTTATCGCTAATGAAACATTGTCTGGGTTTTCATAGATCCAACCTTGAATTGCTTCTGGTTGTTCCTTAGCCCATTCGTGAAACTTGTCATCGCCTCGTATATCCTCAAAATCAGGATGTCGAGAACGCAGTGTAGTCTCCGCTTCTTTACGTTGGATGTTTGCTTCTCGTTCTTCAAGAACAGACATCTTAGTTTTCAAAGCTTGTAGTTGCTGTTCACTTTGTAAGTGTGCAACGGTTTCTACAGTTTCATATAGATCAGGATACTGCTCTCTAAAACTTTCAAGATCTTCGGTTGACTTAGGCGGGGCATACGCAGGTTGCGTTTCTTGTGCCATCGCTGTAAGCTGTAGTTCTTTCTGTTTAAAATCAGCTATCTTCTGGTCGTAGTGCTTCTTTAGATCATCGTATCGTTTTTTATAATTTGTATTTCCTTTGGGAGCTTCTTCTACTTGTTCAGGGGCCGCAGAGCGGGTAGCCTGTGAGGGTTCTTCAAAGAAAAGCGTATCTGCTTTACCTCTACTTGGAGCATCTGGCGTGTGCCAAGCCTTCTTAGAGTTATACGGATTCGCAGTTGGTTCTTCCATTTGTTCGTTTGCAGTTGACATATTGATCACACTCCTGTTGGGGCTTGCTAGTCTTTCAAGGTGGCTATATTACTCGCGTTTGTAATATAGGGTCTTGATACTTCAAGGTGGCCTCTAGGTAAAAAAATAATAAAGGGTTCAGCGAACTGAAGTAGCTTTATCGTATACTTGGCATTTGGTTAGCAGAGATCATTTGTTTCTTAACCTCTTCTTCACTATCATACGAATCCATATCGTCTTCGCTTGTTAGACCTCCAAATGCTTTCTTCATTAAATAACCACCATCAAAGGCTTTCTCAGCTTCGTCCATCATAGTTTGTAGCTGATCAGCGCCCATTTGATCGGTAGCCTTTTTGGTGAAAACAAATTCACCATCCGATAACCTTGCGGGAATCGAATCTGATACTCCAGTGCCAAGGCCACTTACTTCGCCTTCGCCAGAGAACTCTCCTGCAACATCCATAACCTTATCAAAGATGCCACTTAGACGTTCATCACCTTCTAGAACGCCCATTAAATATTCTTGTTCTTCTGTATCTAAAGACTCGCCTAGTACATAGCCTACGTAGTCTTCTTCCATCTCATCATCTGGTAGCTGTGAAGCTTCTGCCGCTTCTTTCTCATCTTCTGGGATGTTGTCGTATGTGTCTTCAGGCATCTCGTCTTCCATTTCCATTTCAGGAGGCATGAGCATAGAGCCTTCAGCGTACTTTAGTTTTCCACCTACATTTTTAGCTTCGCGTACATTATACTCACGACCTTCAAATTCGAAAAACTCTGCTTTTTCTTTTTTAGCTTTTCGTTGAGCTTCTCTAAAAGCTTTTCCACTATCACTATCTTTTTTATAGGTAGGATAGTCTTCAGGATTTATTCTTTCTTCTTCAGAGTCTGACATGACTGCAAGAGTCCCTGCACCGCCTAATAATGTTCCTGCTCCTAATCCTGCTACTCCAGTTACAGCTTTATCATCTCTTGAAGTTTTTGTAGCTCGTATTAAAGATTTAGTTCTTTCTTGATTTTCAGTTGCAGGTTTTAAAACGCTTGTTACAAAAGCATCTAAATCGCCTTTGCCCCCACCGCCAGTAGCATAGTTTTCAAACTTGCTTAAATCCCGCTGTTCAGACTTATTGTTTTTTAAAATTTGGTTAAGTTTATCAAAATTATTATCTTTGACATCATTAATAGCTGTTTGTATTTCTGCTCTTTTAGGTGGTTTTCCTTTTTTAACACTCTTGCTTTTCTTTACAGCCTCTACAATTAATTTTATTATGCCGCCCCCCGCATACTCTTCACGTTCAGGAGAACTTAATATAGAGCCACCAGACATAAACCCTTGTGTTTGATTTTCTTTAAATCTTCTGTTAGCTTCTTCTAACTTCCGATCCATTTCTTCTTGGTCTAGCCTTTCTTGATGTTCTTCAGCATCTTTAGACGACATAAATTGTTCAGGATCTTCTTCAAGCTCTTGAATTGTAGTGTTTTCAACTCTAACTACCTTACCATCAGCATACATTGCTCTACCGCCATACATCTTGCCTTGTCTTTTTTCTTGTTGCATTCTGTAGCGTTTGTCATCCATAGATTCTTGCATTTCTTAATCCTCAATTCTTTGTTTGGCTTCTTGTATTTGTTCTTTCAGTTGTAGCAAATTAGCCAGAGAACTCACTCTCCCCTGCTTGCGGTACAGTTCCAGTTCCGATGTTGCCACCGCCAGTGCCTGTAGCTCCAAGGTTCGGAGGTTGTTGAGATGCTCCTTGAGGGCCTCCCATAGCTCCCTGTTGTTCGTCAGGGGCGACAGCTTCGCCGCCATTTGCTTGTCCAACATTTTGCGCTCCTATAATTTGTGCCATCATTGCCGCTTCTTCTGGATCGTTAAGGATCTCATCAGGGTCAAGATCGAGGCTGTAAGCTAACTCACTTACAATCTTAGAGATCTTAACGAACGGTGCAATAGCAGGATTCTGAGCAGTCTGTAAGAACATTGTTAGTCGCTGACTGCGTACTTCTTTCTGCATAAGGCTATTTGTACCCATTGCATTTACTTCTAAATCACCTTCAATAGCTAACTCGCCTTCAAAGAACTGCATGTTCCACTGGTAATATGATCTTCCTAGTGGACGTAACAAGAAATCATCTATGTTCTTAACTACAGTTTTAATGTTGAGACTTGCCGCACCTAGTAGCATCGACATACCAGAGGCTGTACGAGTCATAGACTGTACGCCTGTCTGTCCGTGAGAGTAACTAGGTATGCCTGTCTGCTCATCTGCAAG